AGGATTAACAAGGGTATATCCTGTTTTAACCAGGTTGATAAGAAATATCAAAATAATATAATTATATAATGGACAAAACTCCCACCCTAGAATGAAAAAATAGAATAAAGATTATAAATGGATAAGATAATTTTAAATAGTTCGTATTGCAATTGTTGTAATGATGATGAGAATATTTTGAAGATCACATCTGGCAATGATTTCAGTATAGAGATACAGCTTACTATAAAAGAAGGTGATGAATGGGTGTCTTATGATTTGAATGATGTAGATGTTGATTCATTAGTTGTGAATGTAGTAAGTCCAACAGGTGAACGATATGAGATTGATGCTGCTATATCTAGTAATAAGGTTGTAGGAGTTATTGATGCAAATGTGTTAGAGCAGTATGTTGTTTATGGTATAGAGGTCATTTGGAGAGATGATCCTTATGATAAGAGAGCATTTGGTCCTAGAGTGTTCAAGTTAGTAGATTCCTCTTTAGAGTCAACTAGTGATCCATTTGATTATGATTCCGATAGTCCTTATGAGTATAATTTGCATATCAATTCAGATATAGCAATGTTGAGTATAGGTCAGATCCCAACAGGAGATTTTGTCACATTAGAGATGTTGGATGAGATGTCATATGTGACACAAACTAGTTTGAATACTACACTTCAAGACTACGTTCAGACATCAGCTTTAGATGATTACGTGACACAAACAAGTCTTAATAATACCCTTCAAGATTACGTTCAGACATCAGCTTTAGATGATTATGTTACACAATCCTCATTGGATGCAATGAGTTATGTGACTACAACTAGTCTTAATACAACTCTTCAAGATTATGTTCAGACATCAGCTTTAGATGATTATGTTACAGATACAGAGTTACAAGATGCTATAGCAGGAGTTACTATAGATGAGTCAAATTTAGTTCATAAGACAGGTGATGAGACTATAGGAGGTACTAAGTCATTTACCAATCGTATATTAGGTCAACAAGGAATGACTATATCACGTGACATATTAGCTCAAGGTGCTGGAGTATCACATAATTTGTTAGGTCAATATATATCAACTGGTATACAGACAGGTCGAATAAGTTCTAGTCAGATTGCAGTATCAGAGATTATAGGTCCACATACTAATTCAGAGTATACATCAGAAGAAAGAGATGCTATTAAGTTTTGTAGGAATACAGCTAATAATGAAAGAGATATCGTGTTAGATCAGATGGCTAAGATCGATGTTAATGGTATATATGAAGGTACCACATTGTTAGAGGATAAGTATTTACAGATAGTAGATCTTCCAACCATTCCTACTTCAACTTCAGATTTGACAAATGATAGTGGATTCATTACTAATAGTGAACTTACAACAGCACTTAGTCCTATAGAATCAAACATTACTTCTTTAGATGGAAGAGTTACCACTTTAGAGAACAATCCATCTGTACCAAGTAATGTGGTAACTTCAGATGATGGAAATGAGATAATATGTTTGACACAATCACAATATGATGATTTAGAGACAAATCAGCAATTAGAATCAGATGTGTTCTATTATATCACAGATGCAACAAGCAATTATGTTAGTCAATCAGATCTTACTAATTATGTTACACAAACCCAGTTGAATACCGCAATATCAGGAGTTACCATAGATGAGACAAACTTGGTTCATAAGACAGGTTCAGAAACGATTACAGGTGAGAAGACATTTACAGCACAGAATTCATTCAATTATGGATCTAACATACAATATGATGATAACTTATATGGATTTTACAAGTCATCATTATTCTCACGTGGTTCATTCAATCAAGCATGTATAGGTGAGGTTATTCTTCCAAATAGAAATGTGTCTAATTCTTCATGGTCATTAAATAATGTTGCCAATGAAGTAGGATTTTATACAGTGACAGGTGGTCCAGCAACAATGACCAAGACACAGGTTGCAAAGATCGATAGTAATGGTATATATGAAGGAAATACATTATTGAGCAACAAATATGCGTCTATTACAGATCTTAATTCATTAGATGGAAGAGTTACCACATTAGAGCAATCTGGTTCAGGAGTTAGTCAAGAAGATTGGGATAACACAAATGAAGCAATTGCCCAAGAGTTGACAGATAACCGTTTAGCTCATCTTGATATTAACAATCAGTTTAGTAATTATTATACTAAGACTGATTCTGATTCACGTTATGCAACACAAAGTTGGGCAAATAGCAAGTTTGTAACACAAGCAGATGATGTAAATCGTCAACAAGCCATAGCAGCAGCGTTTGCAAGTTCAGTTCAGTCAACATCAGTTCATAACATCTGGACAGGAAGTCAAAATGATTATGATGCAATTACAACAAAAGATTCAAATACAATGTATGTTATAATATGATACAAATTGATAGTAAATATTTGAATGACATTAAGTATAATGGTAATTCCATAGGAAGGATTATGTTAGATGGTGATGTATATTGGGGTAATGAACCAGTTCCTGTTCCTCCTACTCCCACACATCTTATTCATGGTACAACTACAGCAACTTCTTCATTTAATATAAGGATTAATGTAGGTTATGGTAGTACTCCTAATGTTCCTGTTATTGTAGAGAATGGAGAGTTTTGGTTAGATGAGTTGCCAGCAAATATTGGTACTATAACAAGTTTAGCAGGGTGTTTTGTAAATAATGTTATAACATCAGTAGATGAGTTTAATATTGATACGTCAAATGTTACTAGTTGGCGTGCTTGGTTAGGTTCTTCAAGTATAACACAAATAGGTAAATTTAATTTAGATTTGTCTTCTACAACACAGTTTTGGGATGGATTTGCATGGTTAGATTGTGAGACTGCAGATTTGTCAGGTTGGCAAGTTGTTCCCACTGTGACTAGAATGAATGGTTTTTTTGCCGGATGTAGTAGTTTAAAACACCTTGATGTATCAAATTGGCAGATGGCTCCTTATTCATTTATTTTGACTCAAGATTGGTTTTATATTACAGGTGGTATTGTTGATATTACTATGAATAATGTGAATAACAATACGTTTACAAATTTTACAACTGCATTAAAAAATAGAGGATTGACAAATGTTATTATATATAAGGATAATGCAACATATGTATATGATGGAAATACTAATTCATGGGTTGTTGAATGAAATAGATTTAGATAGTTATGAAGATTAATTATGAAAATAAATGATGCAACAGACATAAGAATAGGTACTACACAAGCTAGTAAGGTATATATGGGTTCAGTTCAGGTTTGGCCAGCAGTTGTTCCTCCAACCCCAACACAAGCACTTATAGAAGGATATGTTACTTCAGGTACTACTTCTATCACAGCAAATTTGAATAATGGTATTACAGTAAGTATGACTATAGATTCTGATGATAGGTTCCATTTAGATTCTTGGAGTGGTACATTGACATCATTAAGGAATTGTTTCAATAATAGAAGTAGTATATATTATTTTACTGCATTTAGGATTCCAACAGGTAATGTTACCACTATGGAGGATATGTTTGTTGGTTGTTCTAATATGGCAAGGTTTACTACTCCAGCTTGTGACGTTTCTAATGTGACAAATATAAATAGTATGTTTAGAGGGTGTAGTTCTCTTAGTTCATTAGATCTTTCTATGTTACCATTTAGTGCTGTCACAAGAGCAACATATTGTTTTGATCAATGTACTAGTTTGATGACATTGAATTTGAATAATTGGGATTTATCAAATGTTCAATATATGACTAACTTCTTCCCACAGACCAATTCAGGAGTGTTTGCAAATAATTTGTCTACAGTATATATCAATAATTCTAATACATTGAATGTTTTGACAAATAATTTGCAAAGTTGTGGATCATCAACAAATAGTTGGGTTTATGTTCCTAGTACTGCTGTGATAGTAACCCCATCTCATACTTATGAATGGAATAGTTCCCAGAATAAATGGGTTTAAATATTTTTAAATAAATAATTTTTATTATAATGAAGTCAAAATACATTAATACATTCAATACAACAGCAGAATATGATGCTTATATAGAATCAACATATCCTGAGTTCCCAAATGTAGCATTGGATAAAGAAGCAGGTGAAGTAAAGATTATGAGGACAAGCCCTAATGATCACTTGTTTTATGGAGAGTTGGTTGATGCAACTGGACAAGCTCCAAACATAGTATTCAATAATAATGGATCTTATACAAATTATGTTACCATAGATTCATTAAACAATACTTTTTATTTAGATAGTTGGGTTTATGTTTCAAATCTTGTAGTATTAACTATTCAAAATAAAGAAAATATTAAGTCAATTAAAAAATGGACATTGGGGCAATATAATATGTCAAAAATTACTGGTATAGGTTCATTGTTTTATGATTGTTCAAATTGTACAACAATAGATTTATCTAGTTTTATTTTGACGAACGTTACTGATATGGGATTTGTGTTTAAAAATTGTACATCTATTATTACATTAGATTTATCTAGTTTTAATAATTCAAAAGTTACATATATGAATCAAATGTTTAGCGGTTGCAGTTCACTTACAACATTGAATATATGTAATATTGATTGCAGTAATCTTACTAGTTTTAATAGTATGTTTTATGGTTGTACATCATTAACCGATGTTTACATCACTGTAGAAGCAACATTAATGAAGTTAACTAACAACTTAACTTCACAAGGTACTGATTATATCCCATCAAATAATGGTAATTGTACAATCCACTATAACGATGTAGATTACGTTTGGTCAGGTTCTGCTTGGACACCACAATCATAATATGACAATATCACCAAAATATCATGATATAGATACTTCATATAATATTCGAAGTTATATCGAGTATATGGATGGTGTGTTAGATGGGTCAATAGTTGCAAATGAGTATATTAAGTTGGCTTGCCAACGTATGAAAGATTGGTTTAGTAGATCAGATATTTATTTTGATGTAGAAGATGTAGATTCGAGGATAAGTTTGATTTGGAAGTTGAAACATTGGAAAGGTCATCACGCTGGTCATAATTTTGTTTTGTTAGATTGGCAGCAGTTTGTAATAGCTAATATCTTTGGGTGGAAGTGGAAGAGTACAAAGACCAGAGTTACTAATAAAGTGTTTGTGATGATTTCACGTAAGAATGGAAAGACTGCCATGTGTGCAGCGATCGCATTGGCAGCTATTATTGGTGATAAGCAGCCAGGTCAAGAGATAGATTTGATTGCGTCTAATAGGTCACAGGCTGGTATTGCATTTGAGATGATTCAAAAGTATTGTCAGTCATTAGATCCACAAGAGAAGGTGTTTAAGCAGTATCGGTCTGAGATTCGTGCTCCAATGATTAGTTCAAAGGTTAATGTGTTTGCTTCAGATTCTATGAGTTTGGATGGTTATGATTCTTCGGTAGTGATATTTGATGAGTTTCATGTTCAGCGAAATTGGAAGTTGTATGAGGTGATGAAGTCTAGTCAAGGATCTAGAGAGCAACCATTGATGATGGTGTTGACCACAGCAGGATTTTTGATTGGGGAGACTTATCCATGTTATAGTATGTGGCAGACTTGTATAGATATTTTGAGGGGAGAGAAAGAAGATGATACTACTTTTAGTGCTATTTATCAATTAGATGAAGGAGATGATTGGAAGGATGAGTCTGTATGGAAGAAATGTTCTCCAAGTTTAGATCAGACTGTGTTTAAGAAGTTTATGCAAGAAGAGTTGCAGTCTGCCGTCAATAATTCTTCATTAGAAGCTGGTGTAAAGACAAAAACATTTAATATGTGGTGTCAATCTGAGAATGCATGGTTGCAATATGATTTATTGAGGTCAAATATGCGACCATTATCTATTGAAGAAATTAAAAATCTGCCAAATGTTAGTTATGGGTATATAGGGGTCGATTTGTCTGCAGTGTCCGATCTCACAGCATTGTCATTGATGGTAGAGTCAAATGGTAAGTGGTATTTCAAGTCATGGGCATTTGTCCCAGAGGATTGTTTAGAGAATAATCGTAATTCTAGTCGTTATGTAGAGTGGAAGAATAATCATTTTATAGAGGTTACACCAGGAAATGTACAAGATTATGATTATATATTAGATTTGATAAAAAAGATCGATTATGAGATACCTATAGCAGGAATCTATTACGATACTTGGAATGCAGTACAGTTTGCTGTTAATGCTACTAATTTAGGATTGCCAATGTATCCATATTCACAAGCATTGGGTAATTTTAATCGTCCTACTAAAGAGTTTGAGAGGTTGTTGAAGTCAGGAAAGGTGGTGATGGATTATAATCCTATGGTGTTATGGTGTTTTGCTAATTCCACTTTGAAGTCTGATTTCAATGACAACGTTAAGCCGATTAAGGCAGATCAGAAGGTTGGAAAGATTGACTGTGTTATATCAATGTTAGAAGCATTAGGTGGATATTATTTAGACAATAATGCAGGAATTGATTTGACAGCAATTTAATTTTTAAAACTTATAATATAAGTTTACTTATATTTAATTTATTATTATATAAATACTATTATATACTATTATGGGTATTTTTACAAATATGTTTAGAAGAAATTTAGACATTCCTCAACCAGTTGAGAAACCAACTGGTAAGGTTTTGTCTACACCTTCTTCTCCTGAGTCTAATAATTTTTCTGCATTGATGTGGTATAATTATGGAGATATTCAAGCACTCCAATTATCAGCAGTATATGCAGCATTATCTCTTATAAGTAACACAATTGGTGGTTTGCCAATATATTTAAAACAATATAAAGCAAATGAAAATACAATAATCAAGAATTCAAATATTCAAAAACTGTTTTATAATATGTTGCAATCAAAATTTACAGTTATAAAACAATTAGTTGTTGATCTTCTTTTGTATGGTAATTCATTTTTATATATCAAACGTGTAGATGGTAAACCAGAAAAATTGATATACATGCAGCATGGAGATGTACAGATTGACTATAAAAAACAAGAAGATTATGTACAGTATTTATGTTCTAATCATAAAGAAGTTCCAGCTATAGTAAAGCAAGAGGATATGTTGCATTTTGCTAAAGACACTTATGATGGAGTTACAGGTAGAGGGTTTATTGTGTTTGCACGTGATATAATTAAATTATCAGGATTTGCTCAACAAGCATCTATGGATTTCTTTGGCAGTGGATGTAATTTGACAGGAATATTAAAATATTCTAGACCTCTTAAACCTGAGCAACAAAAAGCAATTAGACAACAATGGCAGCAGATACATTCTGCATCAGGTGGTGGTCTTGGTGTGTTGGAAGGTGATTGTGATTACATTCCTATTGCACAAAATGCGTCTGATTCACAACTTCTTGAAACAAGAGGTTATAATGTTGAGGAAATAGCAAGATTCTTTAATATAAATCCTGTGTTGTTGGGTGATTTGAGTCATAGTTCATATAATGATATTGAACAAGCACAATTAGAGTTTGTACAACATACATTATTGCCAATTTTAGATTTATTTGAGTCTGAGATTAATAGAAAATTAGTTACTAATCCTAATCAATATATTGATTTTGATGAGACTGAATTACTTAAATCAAATAAAGCTACAATGGCAAATTATTACACCTCATTAGTTTCAAACGGTATACTTACTGTTGATGAAGCAAGAGAGAAGTTAGGATATAATCCAATGAATACAGATTATTCTAGTTCATTAATTATTCCTTATACAGATTTGAGTCAGAATGTTTTAGGTGAGAATACGGTAGATAATCAAGAATCAGAAGATGACGTATAATTTTGTTTATAAAACTACTAATAATTTAAATGGGGATTATTATTATGGAGTTCATTCAACTAATAATTTAGATGATGGTTATTTAGGAAGTGGAAAAAGATTAAATTATGCTATCAATAAATATGGTAAATCTAATTTTATAAGGGAAATAGTTCAATATTTTAGTGATATAAAGAATGCTTATATTTTAGAAGCAGCTATTGTTACTCCAGAATTAGTTAATGATCCACATTGTTATAATTTAGTATGCGGAGGATTAGGTGGTCAAGTAGGTGAAAGAAATCAGTTTTTCGGAAAACATCATAAAAAGGAAAGTAGAGAAAAGATTAGTAATGGAAATAAGAATAAACCTAAATCTGAAGAACATAAAGCAAAGTTGAGAAAACCTAAATCTGAAGAACACAAAGCAAAGTTGAGAAAACCTAAATCTGAAGAATACAAACAGAAGTTAAAAGGACCAAGACCAAGTTTGCAAGGAAAAAATAATCCTATGTATGGAAAGAATGCAGAAGATTATATGACACATGAAGCAATACAAAAGAAAAGAAGAAAACAAAGTGAAGGAATAAAAAATTATTATAAAGATCCATTACACAGAGCAAAATGTGGAGATTCTACTAGAGGAAAAAAATGTATCAATAATGGATATATTAATAAATTAGTAAAAAGAGAAGAATTAGATTTATTTTTATCTAATGGATGGAAGTTAGGTAGAAAGTAAACAAATATATTATTATTAATTATATGAATAAGGAAATTCGATCATTCAATATTGCAAGTAATGATGATTCACGTAAAGTGGGTGGTTATGCGATAGTTTGGAATTCCTTGTCATGCGATTTAGGAGGATTTAGAGAGATTATTTCTCCAACAGCTGTTACGGAAGATTTAATTAATAATAGTGATGTTATTTTTAATTATAATCATGATAACAGTTATATGTTAGGTAGATCAAGAAATGGATCAGGAACATTGTCATTACGAATAGATGATAAAGGTCTGTATTTTGAATGTGATTTACCAGATTCTCCGATGGGTGATAATGTACGTGAAAGTATTAAGAGAGGTGATTTATCACAATGTTCTTTTGCTTTTGCGTTAGATCCTAATGATGAGGATAGTGAAACATGGGAACATCGTGAAGACGGTGTATACCGTACTATTAATCGTATTGCAGGATTATACGATGTATCATGTGTAACTTTTCCTGCATATGAAGAGACATCTATATCAGAAAGAGCAAAAAAATTATTACAAGATATGAAAAAAGATGATATTAACCTTCGTGCTGAAGAGGATGAAGAAGTAAAAGATCCAGAGGAACAAGTTGAAGAAACTACAAATGAGGAAGAACCAAAGGATGAAGAACAAAAGTCCTGTGAAGAAGACGAAGAAAATCGAGAGGAAGAATCTGAAGACGAAGAGGAGAGAGAAGATGAAGAATCTGACGAATCTGAAGAAGATCCTGAAGAAGATCCTGAAGAAGAAAAGAAACGTTCAAAACGTATAGTAAAGAAAACAAAGAGAAATAAAAATAAGAAATCTATTACCATGGAAAAAAGATTCAGTTTATTGACAGCAATCCGCGAGGTTGCAAACGGACAAAAATTAGATAGCGCTTCACAAGCAGTTGTTAATGCAGGTGCTGAAGCTATGAGAAAAGCTGGCCAATCATTTGCTGGTCAGATCCAACTTCCTGTTGGCGAAGAATTAAGAGCAGATCCTGTACATTATACAGTAGAGGCTGATGGTGAGCATGTAGTAGTTACTGATTATCTCAACATTCTTGAGCCACTTAAGGCAAAGAACGTATTGGTAGCAGCAGGTGCAAATTATCTCACAGGTTTACAAGGTAACCTCCAAATTCCTAGCATGACTGCTGAGAATGTATATTGGGAAGGTGAGATCACTGAAGCAAAGAATGGTGCTGGTTCATTCGATCACATCAATATGGCTCCACGCCGTTTATCAGCTTATATTGACATCAGCAAGCAATTCCTTATTCAAGACACACTTGGTGCAGAGAACCTTATCCGCAAACTCTTAGTTGAGGCAATCAACGATAAATTGGAAGCTACTATCCTTAGCGATGCAGCAGCAAGCGGTAATGTACCAGCAGGTATTTTCAACGGAGTTACTGCAACTACTATTTCTGATTATGCAGGAGTATGTGATTTCGAAGCTGAGCTCGATGAAGCTAATTTCGTAGGTGATTTCAAGTATGTAATCAATCCTAAAGCAAAAGCTGCTCTTCGTTCAATGATTAAGGGTACTAATGCTACAGGTATGATTATGGAGAACAATGCAATCGATGGTACTCCAACTGAAATGACTACTCATATGGCTGATATGACTCTCGCTTACGGTGATTGGTCACAACTTTATATTGGTCAATGGGGTGGTATTGATCTTACTGTAGATCCTTATACTAAGGCTGCTAATGGTCAAGTACGTCTCGTCATCAATGCATTCTTCGACTACAAAGTAGTTCGTGATGGTGCTATCGTATTAGGTAAAGTTAGCAATTCTTGAAGCACAATTGAAATAGAGGTTGGTCAGTGATGATCGATCTTGAACATTTGCCATATTATTATATATTTTATTTATTATTTATGTATTTTTAGGGTGGGTGATTATCCTCTAGTTATCCACCCTTTTTTGAAAAAAAAATTCCATAATATATATGAGATTTTTAAACGTTAATATATTAAAGAAACATTTGAATATTGACAGCTATTTTAAAGATGATGACGAGTATATCGCACAGCTCGGTGATGTTGCCGAGCAGATGGTTGATCAGCATTTAAATGATAATATAGACAATATAGTTGAAGATAATGGTGGTAAGTTACCAATGCCAATTAAGCAAGCTATGTTGTTGTTAGCAGGAAATTTATATCAGAATAGAGAAGGAATAGCATTTGCAACAGCAAGTGAGATACCACACTCTTATGAGTATTTGTTATTTCCATATAAATCATATAAGAAATCAGAATCATGAGAGCAGGGATTTTATTTGAGCAGATACAGATTTTAAAGTTGCAAGTCGAGCGAAATGAGTTTGGCGAACAATTTGATCAATACTGTCCTTGTTGCACTACAAGAGCAGAAGTAGTTCCTGTGTCTGGTGGAATGAGTAATGAGAATAATGAGATATTTTATGCTCATACATATAGATTTACTGTTAGAAGGTACATTAATGTAGATAATTTTGATAGGATATTATGGAAGGATAATCAATACAGAATATTGAATATAGATGATGATAGGGTGATGAATCAAAAAGTAATTACAGCAGAGTTGATCAATTTGTGACATGGCTACAAAAAAGATGACATTGATTAGTGCTGAGAACGATTTGAAAGAGTTTTTCGGCGAGTTGTTTGATAAGACTAATATTAGAATTATGCAAGCAGCGAGACATGGTATATCTCAAGCTGTTGATGCTCTTATATCACAAGCTAAGCAGAATGTATCAGGAGCTTATTTCAGGTCATCTACCTCACAACATTATCCCACTCCTTTGATAGAAGGTGTAAAAGGGTATTTGTATAGAGGTGAGGCAACAGGTTTTGTAGATATTTTAGGAAATCGTCAAACTAATGACGGCACATGGCGTTTGAGGTTTTTCGAAGGAGGAACTAAAGAAAGACGTAACAAAACTAATGGTCATTCTTATGGCAGATTGAGACCTGCTAGATTTTTTGCTCCAATAGCTAGCACAGCAGAAGGAGTAGCAGTAAATAAATTAAAAGAGAGCATTTCTAATGCTATAGACGAATTGAACCAATGACAAATTCATTACTTATAACAAAGTATATATTGAAGATATTATCAGAGGATAGAAATTTGACTACTTATATACCATTTAGTCATATATATCCTTTAGAAGCAAAGCAAGGAACAAAATTCCCATTTGCAGCAATAGAGAGAACAGGTATATCTTCAAATCAATGTAAAGATGGCAGATATGAGGATTATGTTAACATTAGAATTAACATAGCAGATAACAATTATGAGAATGTTATTCATATCGCTAATGAGATTAGAAATTGGTTAGAAGGTCATCGTTATAAAGATGATCAAATTAATATAAGACAAATCAAATTGACTAATGCGGTTGAAGATTGGTATAATGATGCCTTTATTCAATCCTTAGATTTTGAAATCAACATACAAAGTGTATAAAAATATCGATATTTTTTAATTATGAGTACAACTATTATTAAAGGTGATGAACTTCAATTGTTTTACAATGGCAATGCATTCGCATGGGCAACTTCACATACCTTAACTCTTACAGGTAATACAGTTGACATCGCAACTAAGGATCACGGTTCTTGGGGAGCATCAGAGATTGGTAACATTACTTGGGAGATCACTTCTGAGAACCTTTATTCAGATGATGATTATGATACTCTTTTCGACCTTATGGTACAGAAAGAGCCAATCGATGTTGTATTTGCTAAAGTTAGCAACTATGATCCTGATGGTTTGACAAGAGTAGGTGGTAATGTAACTGCATGGCAATATGCAAATACCAACTATCGTACAGGTAAAGCAGTAATTTCTAACCTTACAGCAAACGCTAATACAGGTGAGAACGCAACTTACAGTTTAACTCTTACAGGTGCTGGTCCATTGACTAAGGTAACTGCCTAAATATATTTAACATTGATCCTATGAGTAAACAAATATTAAAAGGAGATCAGATACAATTGTTTATCAATAATAATGCTCCCTTATGGGCAACTTCACATACCTTGACTCTTACAGGTAACACAGTTGACATAGCAACTAAGGATCATGGCAGTTGGGGAGCATCTGAGATTGGTAATTTGACATGGGAATTGACAGCAGAATGCTTATATTCCGATGGAGATTATGATGACATGTTTGATCGTATGGTAGCAAAGACCAAGTTGATGATTCAATTTGCTAAAGTTGCTAATTATGATCCAAATGGTTTAGTAAGTACAGGCGGAAATGTTCAGGCATGGACTCCTGACGTACAATCTGCAAAGAAAGGTTATGCTGTGGTAACTTCACTTACTGCAAATGCTAATACAGGTGAGAATGCTACATATAGTATCACATTCACTGGCGCAGGTCCATTGATGCCTGTTTTGCCAATTAGTGATTATCTTGAGATGACAATGGATTTGGATACATCAAGAACAGTTTTGTTTGAAGTATCTAGAGGAGATGCAAATATCAAGATATATAATGCTAATACAGGTGCAGAAATACCTACTTCTAATGATGAAGGTGTTATCAGTTATACAGGTAGAGATGATTTGAATGATGTACCTGTTCGTATTAAGATGGATGGTTCATTCATTATTGATATGAATGCTGGATTAGGTGGAAATAATATTACTATCAATATGAGTACAGTACCATCATTCTTATGGTTCAATGCTGAAGAGACTGGAATCAAAGATATTATTTTTGGTAATAATGTTAAGTCAATTTCAGACAATGCATTTGACAATAGACCTGGTACTAGTGATACTGCACTTAGATATAAGTCATTGCCAATCATTCCTCCTACAATGGGTCATGAAGGTCTTGGTAATATTGCAGAGGTAATATCTATCACAGTTCCTGCAGATACACTTGATGCATATAAGACAGCATGGTCAGGATATAGTTCTGCTACTTGGATAGAAGAATAAGATATATGTGGCTGCTAGCAGCCACATATCTTCATATTCGACTTACATATGTTCAAGGGAATGAAATTTTCATTCCCTTTTTCTATTATATAAAAAGGTATTAATTCATAAACGAAACAACATTGTTTTACAATGTTTATTCGTAAACGAAACAACATTGTTTTACAATGTTTATTATTAAATATAAGTAAACTTATATTATAAGTTTTAAATAGATAAATATATTAAAATTCTTAGAATATGAAGATTAAAATTAAAGATCAGGAGATTGAGTTGATATATTGTCAAAAGATATATCTTAAGTTTGAGGATTTATATCACAGGACATTGACTATGGATCAACTGTCATCTTATTCATGTATAGCAGATCTTATTTATTGTGCTATCATATCATCAATTGAGCATCATTCACAACGTGACAAGTATGTTGGTTTCACCCTTACAAGAGAGGATTTTGATGATTGGTATGATGATGATGCAACTATTATCACACATGACTTTACACAATGGTTCATGAAATGTGTACAAGAGCAGATGGATAAGTTACAGAAGCATATACAAGAGCAAGAAGAAGAAAATAAGTCAAAGAAAGTTGACCCAAAAAAGTAATGATCGTCCATGAGTACTTAAAGGTTCTTGTGTTAGACTGCAAGATCGTAACATATGAGTACTTTGTGGACGATATACAGGAATGGGAAATTCAAATGTTGATGAATATGTCCCATGAATCCCATAGAACAGAGTGGGAAACGGCAAGATATATTACTTACTATAACACAGTAATGTCAGGCAACCTTAAGAAGCAATATACCGAAAAACCCATGACTGATCTATTTCCATTACCCTATGATGACAAGTTTGCATTAGAAGAGCATGAGATTGAGATTACTAATAATCAGATTGAGGATCTTAAGAACAGGTCAAAGAGGGTAAAAGAAAAATTATTCAAGAAGAAAGATTCTTGAAAAAAAATTCAATAAGAAAGTAGATGGCTAATACAGTTAAGATTGGAATATCAGCATCAGATGAGGGGTTTAAATCAACGATGCAAAATGCTGCTAAATCTGCTGCTGAGTTAGGCAATGCCATGACTGGTGCTGGTGGCAAGTCAAAGACATTGAATGGTCAATTACGTGAGGCAAGAAAGTCAGCACAAGAATTAACCATGCAGTGGCGAGCACTTGATGACAACATGAAGAATAGCGACTTCGGTCGTAACCTGCAATCACAGTTACAACAAGTATTAGATAAAGCAGGTGAGTTGCAAGATATAAAAGGTGATGTTGCTAATGAGATAAAGAATATAGCATCAGACACAAAGATGTGGGATGGTGCAGCACAAGGTATTGGTATATTATCTTCATCTATCCAAGGTCTTGCATCAGTTGTTGGATTATGTGGTGGTAATACTGAAGCATTCACTAAGGCACTAACTGCGATGAAGGGTGTTGAGGCAGCGACTAATACAGTTATTCAGATTGGTAATGCACTTCAGAAGGATAGTGCATTGATGGTGATGTTACGTGCTATGAGAACAAAGTTGTTAGCAGCAGCACAAACTCAAGCAACAACTGCTACAGTAGCACAAACTGCAGCAACTGAAGCACAAACAGCAGCACAAGCGGCAAATAATGCTGTTATGATGGCAAATCCTTATATTGCTATTGCTGCTGCAGTTGTTGCATTAGGTGTTGCTATATGGGGTGCAGTTAAGGCAATCAATTCTGAAAGCGATGCATTAGATGAAAACAGTAAAAAGGTTGATAGTAACAAGTTATTAAAGGAAAAACTTAAAAAATCAGAAGAAGATTGGTCTCAAGCAGTATATGATGGTGTAAATTCTCAATTATCTAAATATACTGAACTACAGGCTAAGTGGTTAGCATGTAACAAAGATCAGAAGTTAAGAGAAAAATTCCAACGAGAATATGGCGAAGAAGTAAATAGAGTAGCAGGTAAGGTAAAGAAATTATCTGAATATGAAAATTTCTTTGTAAGAGATACTGATAAAGTAGTAGATGCTATTCTTGCAAGAGCAGCTGCTGAGGCTGGTGCAGCAGAATATGCAAAAGCACTTATTCAGAAGAAGAAGAATGATGAATATGGTACTGTTGCAAATGGTAGATATAGACCTGTGGCCCATGTAGGCGATGAAATAGGTAAAGGATATCTTACAAAAGAAGCAATGAGTGCAGCTGGTATAACAGGAGCAGACCTTGATTTTGGTTTTCATACACCTGGACTTGGTAAGACTGGTGTAGAAAAAATGAACAAATATTGGACTGAATCTGCTCAAGCTATATTAAAAGCTGAACAAGATCACGTTGATTATTGGGCAAAAGCAACAAGAGATCTTGAATTAGAAAAACAAAGAAAATTAAGTGCAGCAGGCATGTCTGAACATTATAATCCACCTAAAGCATATGGTGGAGGTGGTGGTCATCACGGTAGTTCAGGCAGTAGTAAACATGGTAGTTCAGGTAGTAGTAAACATGGTAGTTCAGGCAGTAGTTCAGGAAAAAAACCAGAAAAACCTGAAGAACCAAAACCTGTTGCTCAATCATTACAATGGTTAAGAGACGAATTAGCTAAGTTACAACATGATCTTGAATATGGATTAATACCTGCGGATAAGATAGAAGAAACAAAAGCAAAGATAGATTATCTTAAAAAGGACATTGAGAACAAAGAAATAGAACTTGGTTTTAGAGAACCAAAAGCAGTCATTGGATCTATTGATTATTTAAAAGAACAAATTTCTAAATTACAAAGTGATCTTAGTAAAGGTCTTATACCTGAGGAAGATGTAGAAAAGACAAAGGACCAGATAGAGAAGATGACTGATGCCATAACTGAACAGGAAATTATAATTGGCATCAAACCTGCTCCACAAACAGCATTTGAAGCATTTGAATTAGCACATAAGTATAAAAATGATTGGAAAGATCTA